AAGTTCCAGGTCAAATTCCAGTTTCCCGGTAAGTTTATTCTTTACCCTTTCTATTCTTACAAAGCAATCTCCGTCTCGTAAGGTGTCCCTATGTATTCGGATAAATTTCCCACTCCACCTATTCTCAATATCAGATAGGATTCCTTGGAAGTTTTCATCGTTAACATTAAAATGCGGAGTTCCCATAAAGCCAACGGTTGTATCAATCACCGGCTTTGAGAATCCAGCCCCTAGCTTATATTTATCATTTATGTTCCTATACAAACTTCTTGCTAAAGAATAATTCATTCTTCCTGTATTGAGATAATAATCGTTCCATAAATTGCCCGGGGTATAACTTAGTAACGTAGAAGTTTCCCCGGTAAAGAAATCTTTTATCTTCCCTAATATATTATTCATATACTCTTATACCTCTCACTAGTTCTTTTGTTTTATTATCCATCGGTACTCCCATTTTTACTACCTCCAAACCAGCATAACTCAAAACATCAACCTGGTCATCGTGTTCCCCGTGTGGGAATTGTAATAACTCTTCCTCTAGATTGTTTATCCAGCTAGCTCCTCTTTTGTGATATACCGTTCCTGCCCCATACCTTGTGGAAATTGATAATGCCCTAGCCGTTTTATCTCCTATTGCTTTCAATTCCTTTACCGGAAAGCCCATCTGTCGTAACTCCTGTATCAATGCCATCTGATAGCTTTGATTTTCAATTCCTATATACGCCGGCTTCCACTTGTAATAAAGGTCTTGTATTACCTGTCTCTGCTTCGGCATATCTATCCTTGCCCGGTAGATATCCAGGACTAGCAAATCTTTTTTCGGTGTTACTGTGAAAGTTCCAATTACCGTATAGTCTGCACTCTCTTTTTCAGAAATAGCTAAATCAATAGTCTGGAATGTAATACAATCATACTTCTTATATCGCTTTCTGTCAACATCATTCAAAACGTAAAAATCATCTTCCTCTTCGAAGTATTTAAAGTATTCCCTCTTAAAGATATTCCCCTCTTCCTCGGTAGGGGACTGCTGATACAGGGCATTGAACCAATAATTGCCTATCTCGTTCTTTATTTCTAATAACCTTTTAAGACTAAAACGGTCTTGCCATAAAGCTTCTCCCTTTTTCCTTTTCACATATTTATAATTCTCATCTTCAACTGCTATCGCTGGTAGGTTTATCACGTCCCAATGTTCTTCACTTTCTGCTAAGCATCTTCCAGCTAAGTCATCGTAATGCCACCTAGACATAATAAGTATTATTGCCCCATCAGGTTCTAATCTCGTATAGGCGGTAGATTGAAACCAGTCCCAGTTTCTGTCCCTGATTAGCTTGCTTCTTGCTTCTTCTGCATTTTTAACCGGGTCATCGATGATAAGAACGTTAGCCCCTTTCCCCGTTATTGCTCCCCTTACTCCAGCAGTAACCATTCCCCCGTTATGATGTTTAATTTCCCACCAGTTATTCGCTGAAGCATCATCATTGATTTTAAGCCCATAGAATTCCTGCCCGGTTTCCCGGAATACTTCTCTTGCCTTTCTTCCCCAGGAAGCAGCAATCTCAAACTCGTAAGAAGATAAAATAATTCTTTTCTCCGGATACATTCCCAAATACCAAGCAGGGAAGTATTGCGATATAAGCATACTTTTTCCGTGCCTCGGCGGAATAAATACCATTAGACGCTTTATCTTCCCGCTTGCTATATCCAGTAATGCATCATTTATCATCATCAAATGACTTACCATCTTCCATTTCCCCTTTGTATTGTATATCGCCAGTCCTGCCGGGGATAAGCTCATCACTTGCATCGGATTGTTCTGCAAGCTGGTAAGTAAGTTCATTTATTAACTCCTTGACTCTTTCCGTATATTTGATATTAATATCTCCACTAAGGTTTACCTCCGTCTTCTCCCTCAATATTTCCACCGGTTCTCCTTTACTAATTCTTTCAACCCTCGTCGCAACATCAAACCACTTTGCCATATCGGAAGGGGACAACTCTTCTACGTCCATAGTGTTTAATCTTTTTACGATTTTTTCTTGAAACCCATTAGCTATCAGGGCGTGCTGTCGATACATTTTGAAGATTTCTTCTTCATTTATCCGTCTTCTTTCTCTTTCTAGGTATTCATCATATGCCTTACATCTTTCCACCCAATGATATTTTACCGACCACTCTCTCCACTTAGGTATTGCTCTTTTCCCTTGAACATC